GGTAGCTGGACCAAACCAATTATGGGAATTCCAAAAGGCAAAATTGAAGTTGGAGAAGACCTAATGGAGGCAGCGCTTAGGGAACTTCGCGAAGAAACTGGAATTAGGCTCTCACCCGATAAATTAGAACCAGGGGTTGAAACTGTTCAAGTTTTTGATAAGGACGGCAACTATAAAAGCTCACTTCATTATTTTATTTGTAGAATCTCAAACCTTTCCGAAATTGGCCTAGACGGATTGGCTATTCCAAAGAATCAATTACAGCCAGAAGAAATTGACTGGGCTGGCTTTATCAATATTAAAGATGCCTATTCAAAGGTATCCAGAGCACAATTAATAATTTTAGATAGAATTTCCTAAAACTCCTTCACCATTTTTAGTAAAATAGCTAAACAACAAATTTTATATAAAATGGAAAATCAACAAGACCTAATTACTGACGAACTAGTAATTGACGAAGCTACAGTAGCTATCGAAGAACCTCAAACTGAAATGGCACCAGACATGGAAATGGAAGAGCCAACCCAAGAACCTCAAGCTGAAATGTCAGAGTTAGACATGTTAATCAACAAACGAACTGGATTTTTCCAAGTTAATTTGGACATTAAAGATCTAAAATGGATTAAAAATTCATGTAATGATGGTAAATTTGGATTCACAGGCCCAAATGAAGCCTTTATGATTATGAATTGTTTCATGGGATTCTCTTCTGCTATTGCACGTCTTGAGCAAGAAGAAAAAGCGGCTGAATCAGCTGGAGTTCAAATTCAAGCTTCTGCTGTTGAAGCTGCAGCAATCCTTATTAATAAATTCGAAGGTTCAAGTTTAGAATCAGCACAACGAATTTTTAGAATTGCAATTGCTCTTAACAATCCAGTAATGGAAATGAAGCAACTTGACCAAATCATTAACCAAATTAAATTGGAAAGTGCAAAGCAGGACGAACTTGCTAATCAGGAATCTCAAGCTTAATTTTTAAATTTTTATTTAAAAGCCGCGTCAGCGGCTTTTTTTGTTTAGTATAATAGCCATATGACAAATCTAGATTTTAAAGCAGTTGCACAATTCATTGAAGAAATGAAAGCAACTTCTTCAACAAATGATAAAAAAGAGATACTTAAAAAGTACGATACTCCGGTATTGCGTAAGCTGTTTGAATACGTATATTCTCCTTTTAAACAGTATTATGTTACTTCGGATAACCTAAAGAAACGTCAGGATCTTAGTTTTGATAACTATGATGATCTATTTGCTTTACTTGATGATCTGAATGCAAGGCTAATCACAGGTCACAATGCTATTCAAGTAGTTAATGGTTTTATTGCCAAGAATCAGGAGTTCGCGGAGGTCATCTATGATGTGATAGACCGAAACCTAAAAACACGAGCAACTACAACCCTAATTAATTCAGTAATGCCAGGTACAGTACCTACATTTGATGTTGCCCTAGCTGAGAAGTTTGATGGTAATGAGAAAAAGGTAAACTTTGAGTCCGGAGAATGGTGGGCAAGTCGTAAGCTTGATGGAGTTCGATGTATTACTGTAATTGATGCAGATGGAGAACCTAAATTCTATTCACGAGCAGGCAATGAATTCTTAACTCTTTCAGTCCTGGCCCAAGATATTAAGAGGCTTGGCTTAAAGAATAAAATATTGGATGGAGAAGTTTGCGTTATGAAAGAAGGCGGGCTTGAAGATTTCCAAGGTATTATCAAAGAAATTGGCAGAAAGAACCATACTATTCAAACTCCAAAATATTATGTATTTGATTTTTTAGAAGCCGCTGAATTTTGGAATCAAGCTGGAGACGTTTCTCTGTCAGCCCGACTAATTATCCTAAATGCAATTGTAACTGACTTAACCTATGCTGAACCGTTACCTCAATTCCAAATTAAATCAGTTGAAGAATTTGAAAAAATTGTAGCTGATGCAACTGAAATGGGTTATGAAGGAGTAATGATGCGCAAGGATATTGGTTACGAAGGCAAACGTTCAAAGAACCTGCTTAAGGTTAAAAAGATGCATGATGCCGAATATGTCGTAATCGATCTTGAATCTGACGTAAATCGTATTATTGATATGGGTAAAGAAGTTGAAGAACTTATGTTAAAGGCCGTAATTGTAGAACATAAAGGCAATAAGGTTAGAGTAGGTTCAGGCTTTAATCTTGAACAAAGACGTCACTATCACGAAAACCCAAATGAAATTTTAGGTAAAACAATTACCGTACAATTCTTTGAAGAAACTACTGATCAACATGGTGCTCACTCACTAAGATTTCCAGTATTCAAAGCAGTTCACGGCCAAAAGAGAGAATTTTAATTTAATATATGAGCAAAAGAATAATTTTAGTCGGCAAAGCCGCAAGCGGCAAGGATTTCCTTCGCAAAAAATTTGAAGATCGCGGGTTTAAATACGCAATCAGTTACACAACACGGCCGCCAAGAGAAGGCGAAATAGATGGAAAGGATTATTTCTTTATGACACGAGCAAATGCTCAAGATATGATTGACACAGGTCAGTTTTATGAATGGGTTGCATTTAACAACTGGATATACGGAACAACGGTTGACCAGTTTGAAGAAGACGATCTTTTTATTATGACGCCATCTGGCCTAGCTCACTTATCAGATGATGCGCGTAAAGAATCACTTGTAATCTTTTTTGATATTGATGAAGAGATTAGACGTAAGCGTATGCTTAGTCGCAATATGCCTGGAGATTCAGTTGATCGTCGACTTGAAGCAGATCGCAAAGATTTTGAAAATTTTACTAACTACGATATAAAAATAACTAATCACGATTTCTAATATGGCATTTGAATTAACAGGGGTAATTATCGAAATATTCCCAGCACAGACATTTAACAAAGGCTTTCGCAAAAGAGAGTTTGTAATTGAATCAGGGGACAAGTACCCACAAAAAATAATATTTGGACTAGTCCAAGATAAATGCGATATGATTGACTCATATGGCGTTGGAGACACAGTGTCTATTTCATTTGATGTAAAAGGCCGAGATTGGACAGATAAGTCTGGTCAAACCAAATACTTCAATAGTCTTGAGGCTTACCGAATTAGTGGTCAACAGCGTGCATCCACTAAAAGTAAAAAAGTTGAAGAAGAGGACGAAGACGATGAAATCTTCCGCAGTCTTGGAATTGACACTGGTCCTAAAAAATCATCAGCACCAGCTAGTTCATTTAGTGATGATAGTGATTTACCATTTTAATCTATAAATATGAAATATATCTCAATCGATATCGAAACAACTGGTCTAAATCCAGAGTCTTGTCAAATTCTTCAAATTGGTGCAGTGATTGAAGACACTCAAAATTTGCTACCATACGATCAACTGCCTAAATTTCAGTGTATCATTGAACATGAAGCTTATGTTGGAAGTGCATTTGCGCTTTCCTTAAATTCATGGATCCTAAAAATCTTAGGTGGTCTTGAAAATAAAACCAAGGAAGAACGTTTGGAATACCGAAAGGTCCATAATATTTTACCTGCCGGCTTGGTTGCAAAATCTTTTCAAATGTGGTTAATCACAAATGGGTTTCCATGTGAAGCAACCGGTGGTGTAAAGATTAATGCTGCTGGTAAAAACTTTGCAAGTTTTGATAAAGTATTTCTACAAAAACTTCCAAATTGGATGAGCTCAATTCAAATGAGACAGCGTATCCTGGACCCAGCTATTCTATTAATGGACTGGCACAATGATGAAAGTTTACCGAATTTACAAACATGTATGAATCGATGTAAATTAACAGGTGAAGTAACCCATGATGCTCTGCAAGATGCATTAGATGTGGTTAGAGTCATCCGAACTGTAACAAATGAGTACTTATTTTTAGGCCAACTTTAATTAATTAGGATGAATATTTTAAAACTAAAAGAGTTTTTATTGCTATTTGCAATTCAGCTTTTACTTTATGGAATTCTGTGTATAAATTTTAGAGCAGTTGCTGAAACTCAATATCACTTAGCAGCAGTTAGCGATTTTACAATAGCTTCACTAAATTTTTTCGTAATCCGAAAAATTGCAAAGAGCGAAGATTCACTACACCAATGGTTTGGTTATGTTGCAGGTTCAGTAGCCGGGTCCTATTTAGGAATTTGGTTATCGGTTCAACTAGCCAATACAATTTTGTAGTATAATAACTACATGAAAGATACTAATGTCCGTTTGGGTTATTGTTGCATTAATTTGTCTCTAGCCGACCAAAAAATTACAGCTAACCGAGGTATGATCCGTAAAACTTTTCAGGAAAAGGGTGTTTCATATTGTGCCGAGCTTGCGCATCAAAATATAAAAGATGTTCTAAAAATTCTGGAATGGAATTTGGCCAATGGCATTTACGTATACCGAATGTCAAGTGATATTTTTCCATGGATGTCAGAATACGAAATTCAAAGGCTGCCAAATTTTCCAGAAATTTTATCAGACATGCAGGAGATTGGCAAGTTTGCAGTTGCAAATAATATCAGGGTATCAATGCACCCAGGCCAGTTTGATGTCTTGCCTTCTCCAAGAGCCGATGTTGTTGCAAAAACAGTAAAAGATCTGGATCAGCACTGCGAAATTATGGATCTTATGAAGTTGCCAACAAATGTAGGGTTTCCAATCAATATTCATATTGGCGGTACCTATGGCGATAAAATTGCAGCTGCTAAACGTTTTTGCGAGAATTTTCAACTACTTAAACCAAATACCAAAGCCAGGCTGGTTGTAGAAAATGACGATAAGGCTACTCAATATTCAGTAGTAGATCTTTATCAACTCGTATACCTTGAAATAGGTACTCCTATTACTTTTGATTTTCATCATCACAGGTTCAATACTAGTGATCTTACCGAAGAGGCTGCACTTAAGCTGGCCGCTACCACTTGGCACGGCCATACTCCGCTTACTCATTATTCAAGTAGCAAAAAAACATTTGAGGATCCGGGCGTAATTGCCAGATCTCATGCTGATTACATTTATGAGCAAATAAATAATTACAGTCAGGCAATAGATATTGAAATTGAGGCAAAGGCCAAAGACTTAGCTGTACTTAAGTATCGTGAAGGTTTTAATTCTTTGCTTGAAAACTATTTAGAGTTTGACGATAAGAGACTATTTGAAAAAATTGAAGCATAATGGCTGAAGAAACAACTAAAGATTGCGGTTGCGGTAATAAACAACCAGTTCCACAAACTACCGTACTCAGTAGAATCATGAATAAAGTATTTGTGAATGATGCAGAAAAAGACCGTCGAATGGCAATTTGCAAAGAGTGTCCACACTTTGGAGAGATCCTAACCCAGTGCGGCATATGCGGCTGTTTCTTAGAGGCAAAAACCAGACTTGTTGGATTTCATTGCGCACTAGATCAAATTGGCGAGGAACCTAAGTGGTAATAAATAAATTTGAAATTTTAGAAATTTCCTGGCGATCTTAAATTAGTGAGCTTGAAAAAAGAGACACATATGGACAGTGACAGTCAAAACTCAAAGAAGAACCCTACTCGGGAATCTATCCACTTGGAGCATGATGCTCGCACTATTTTTCAACCCATTTGGCTTCGATATTGTCCAATTTTGGCTAATCGAAGCGACTGGCAGCTTGTGGCGAGCCAATTTCGTTATGTACTGTATTGCGGCAGTTTTCTTTGGATCCTCTATTTACTTTCGTTGGCGTTATAAAAAACTATCTGTATGAGAGACTGTTTATCCCTAATCAATACGACCCTAACCAAAGATGGAATTATGCATCAAATAAAAGACCTTAGCGTTAGTTGCCTAAATCATACCTATATTACAGTCCAGTGCAGTCAAACCGGCTGTAGAATCAACTATAAGTTCACAGATTTTCAGTCCTTCTTAAACGACAATGGATTCTCATTAAGAGAATCCATTGCTAAAGAATATCAATTTAAGGATTAGATTCCGTATATTGCAGAAATTGCAGCATAGTTTGAATTTGAAATTGCATTGACTGCCCCGGTTGCTGTTGCTTGGTCATAATACCCATAAGCTTTAAATCCATAAACTCTGGTAGTGGTTGCATGGGTTGGAGAAACAACAGATTCGCATAGCGTAAGATCTGGAATTGTTGAACTCGCTAGAGAACCTGTACCAGATAGCACACCGCCGCCAGCATTGTGACCGTTTATATAAAGAGTGGCTTGGCCTGGATCATCGAATCCAGTTGGAATATGTGCAGCAATATGAAATATACCAGTGGTAACTAGAGCACCTGCCCAGCTAATAGTAAAGCCTCCAGATTTCATAATAATGTTTCCGCTACTGGCGATAATTGAAATACTATCAGTATGAGTACCTACTAAATAATTTTCGGTTCCATCTTGATAAAATACTCCTTCTACCGCTAACGATTCATTAAATGAACCACCTGCAGCATTTTTAAAAGCACCTAGCCTTAAACTACCGTTGCTAACTGATCTAAAATAACCTACAAAACTTCCAGCTGCTGGAGCTGTAAATGCACCATCGGTTGCCCTAAAAATATTTTGTGAACCTCCAGCAACTAAATCATAAACATATGAGTCTGTTCCTGGGTAACTTGCTAAGAATCCTAATTCAAGATTTACTGCGCATTCAGTATCTAGTAAATATTCAGGATAGTGTGTGTTAACCAACATGTATTTACCAGTACCAATTAGCCAGGCAATTGCGGTTGCATAATCTGCAAATAATTCGTAATTATTTGCTGATCTTTCAGGTAAACGACTAATTAATTCAATAATATCTGGTTGAGATTGACCACTAATCCAGTGAATTGATGGTTTTGCTGCTGTTTGAGTATCAACTCCGCGGCTGTAAGTGTCTGTATAAATTACAGTGTTGGTTGATGGGTTAATACCCGCTCTCCAATTATTATTGGTTAGAGTAGTGTAGTCTTTTTTAACGGTCCCTAATGAAACTGGGCCGAAATTAACGGAATCCCTGTTTGGTTTAGATAACCCGTTGTAACATACTGGGTTAATGTAATTTACTGCCATAATGTATAAAAATTATTTTAAGTTATTTATTTAGCCAAATTTTAGATTTTTTGAAAACCTTTTTTGCTAACCAGGGTATAATAAATAGACTTTACAATAATCGTTCTTTAATTTACGTTGGAAAAACCTGATAGGAAGTCATGAGCCTTTCAGGAGTATGTGCCAGAACAACCTGATTGTAAAACAGGTAATGGTTTAGATTAGGAGGATGCTCCGCAAGTATTGGCTGAACGGTCAACTTGAACCAGTTAACCGCTGGAGTCTAAGGTTTTGATATCCATATATGGTATTTTGCAATCGGCATACGGGTATAAAATAGTCCCGTTAAATGGCTGAATAATCCTTTGCTAGGTGGGATAAAGCACTCGTACTGTTGTGGTTAACACGATAGTGATTCAAGCGGATCCAACTTGCTTTGAGTCGACTCTGACAGGAGTGTACGAAGGTTGTCGTTATAACGCAAGCTCAGCATCAAATTGGAGGTAAACCCTACCCCTCTCATACGTTTTTTCCGACGATACCAAGGCTAGCCGTAAAAAAGCTAGCCTTTTTTTTGTTTACAGAGTATAATAATATTATTATGGGATTTAACAAATTTTTTGTACCTGAACCAGCCGAAGTTGCTAGACAGGTAAAATTAAACGGGCCGACTCAATTTATTAATCGTAAAATTGATGCAATAATCGGTAATTCAACTAGTATTGATATAATGGATCATATTTATGAAAGGTCACAAACTGGCCAAACTGATGATCAGATCCTAAAAAGTCTAGTCAAAAAATTTCCGGTGTATTTTAATGCCTAGTCCAGCCAGAGCAAAAGAGGTTTGTTTACTAACGGTTGTCACTGGAGAAGCCCAAACTCATCTATGCGTTATTGGTACCTTTAGGGGAGCCTATAAACTTGCACTATTTGAGGCAGCTATTTCTTTTCCAAATTTAACAGAGCGTGCAGCTCAGACCCTAATGAATCAAACAGGCGCAGTTAAACTTTGGGATACCAAAAAGTTTGCATATGAAGAAGAGGCCAGGTGGTCGCCAGTTGGAAAGATAATTTCAGTCTGTAAAGTTCCAGTAAAACACACATAAAAAAAGAGAGCAGTTGCTCTCTTTTTTATTTAAGTAAGTTAGGGTTATTCAATTAGGCCTAGAATCCTTGATTCTTGAACTGCTTCTAATTGACATGGCGAAATTCCTTCACCAAATCTTTTTAATAATTTTTCTTCGGCTTCTCCGATTGAAGTTGCTTCAACCAAGTACTGTTCACGAATTTTTTTCGTTTTGCCGTTGTCGTCTTCCGACTCAAATCTTAATTTTGCTAGATAATACATATTGCTTTTAAATTTATGTTATGTTATACTAGTAAATTATCGAGTAGTTTTACGAGGTCTTAAAGATTGAGGCTTTTTACCAGTTTCAAGATTTGAATCTTTTGCGGAAACCGTTAACACTCCATTATCTGGAATATTATTGGTCTTTGCAAATATCTTTTTCTTATTCATAGACTCTTCAGTTTTCTGTGCAGATTTTAAAGCGCCTGGAGCTGGATAACCTTTTTCTCCTGGCTTTGCAGGTTTTTCTCCACGCTTTCTTTTTGCATTAATATTATCCCATAAACCTTTTTTCTTTTCGGAAATTTCTAGGCTTGCTAATAGTGCATCAGACTCGTCTGCAAAACTTTGAGCAATATCTTCTCCAAATTCGTCATAAATTTTTGTAATAAGATCATTTTGTAAATCTTTAATTCGGCTTGCCGTTTCATACTTATTGGAGTGTTGATCAATTTCAACTGGCTCATTTGTATAGTTACTAGCTAATTCAATTAGATCTTTTGAAATATTATGGTAAAAAGAATCCGATTTTGTATTTGGTGCTTGGTGGAATTCATCGTAACTCTCTTCAAAGCTTTCAAATAGTGCAATGTAATTTTTCATTTGTTTTTGGTATAATTTTATAAACTTATTTATCTAATGCCAGAAGTAGTAGTTAGAGAAGAAACACCAGACGGCCGAACCACACATTGGGTTCCAAGTCTACAATCATAGTATAATAAAATATGAAAGATATTATTGACTTGGGCAATCTAGTATTTAATCAGCTAGTAAAATCACATGGGGAACTTGAAGAGTCTAGGACCCTGTTTCTTTATGGAATCACAGTTGGTTCAGATTGGCAAGTATTGGGTTCAGTAAAGGTCGTAATAATTGACCAAACTGGAGTATCAATTAATTTTGAAGATCAGATAATTACTGATGTAAACAGTCAATGGAAACAAATAATTACAAATCGCCAAGGAGTTAAAGCAGCCGCTGAGCTTTCAAAAATAAAATCAAATACTAAACAATTTAAGGACGGGGAAACCTATGAATTTTGGCAAAATGAAGGTCCTTGGAGAGAAATAAATTTTTAAAAATATGAAAAGACTTGGATTAATTAATAGTGGAGCACTTTCGTATAATCATCGAATTTATTGGGAAACTCAATTATTCGCTAGAGTCAGAAAGTGGTCAGATGGTATTACCATTTTTAAATTTGATATAAACTGGGATCGTTATGTTAGTGATCATACCCCGGCATTTCAAATAGAGCTAACAATTTTAAACATATATAATCAAATACACATACACCAAAATAATTATGAAGAATAAAATAGAAAAAATAGCCACACATTTACTGCTAATATTGGGAATCTTATTATTTTTTAGTATACCATTTTTAGTATGGTCAATTTAAAAAAAAAATAAAAATATGAAAAAACTATTATTAATTATAATGTTAATATTAACATTAACCACATTTTCGCAGAATTATACAGATTCGGTTTCTTGTAGACAAACAATAAGTATGTATAAGAGAATAGAATCTAAACTACAATCTAGCATAACTGCCCAGGGTAATACGTTAAAAACAAAAAATTTAGAAATAGGTTTATTAAATGAGACTATTATTAAAAACAATAAACGGATTAAAAAGCAAAAGATATACAAATGGTTGTCAATTTTAGGTAATGTTGGGCTAGTTTGGTATATTATAAAAACCAATTAATATGAAAAGCAAAGAAGACATAGAACAGTTAGCTAAAACTGAATATCCAATTAAAATAGGGGGTTCAATGTGGATGCCTAATACTAATGATATTAAAAAATCTAATAAACAAGAAGGTTATATCAAAGGCTACACTCAATGCCAAGAAGATATGATAAAAGAAGAACTTAAAGATTGGGATGTAACGTTAAATGATGGTTTAGAAGATGAACCATATGTTTCAGATGACTTTCAAATTGGTCCAGATGGAGCATATGAGCATACCGAAGATATGACACCAAAAGAAAAAGCAAAAGATGAATTAATCAAAGTATTATACTCTCAAGTAATAGATTTAACCATGATGTCCAAAATAGAATTAGGTGATGCTGTAATTGCTGAAATTAAAAGATTGCAAGATATTATTGATAAGCCAAATACAAAAGAAGAGTTAGACTTATGGTGTAACTATAGTAATATGCTTTCGCCAATGGCTTACATTGAATGTGAATACTGTGGTGAATTAAAAAGCGTGTGTGAGTGCATACACGAAGAAAAAATTAAACAACAAACAGAAATATGAAAAGACTAATAATATTAGCAATAGCAATCTCTGCAACTACGCTGAGCTGCAAAACAGATAAACACACATTGACAAACAAAGAAGAACTTGAATGGTCAACTAAAGGTGATACAATATTACGTAACAATAAACCAGTTGCTGTATACAATCATTTAGAATATGAACTGTATAATGGCAAAGCAACTATTGAAATATCAATAGATCAGATTGACCGCTCTCCGGAAAACACAATTCCTTTAATTAAATATGTTCACCTTAAACATAAGAAAAACAAGGTAGAAATTGTAGTACAAAATAAATAAATGAACAACCTCGATAACCAATATCAAAAACTCCTAACTGACATTTTAAAGAATGGTGTCTATAAGTCTGACCGAACTGGTACAGGAACTCTATCAGTATTTGGAAGACAAATCAGACATAAAATGTCAGAAGGCTTTCCTTTACTCACAACTAAGAAGATGGCATTTAAAACTATTGTAACTGAATTGTTATGGTTCTTAAAAGGTGATACTAATATCAAGTTCTTAGTTGATAACGGATGTCATATTTGGGATGGTGATGCATATAAGAATTATGAAAAGACCGTTAAGCTATCAATTGATAAAGCTACTGACGAGGGTATACTTAAAGAGGCAACTGATTACAATATTCTAAGTAAAGAAGGATTTATTGAACGTATTAAAACAGATGATGAGTTTGCTAAAGAGTGGGGTGATTTAGGCTTAATTTATGGTAAGCAATGGAGAAGTTGGAGCCGAAACGCAACTCGTGATGAGAAAATAGTTGACCCTGGTGTTTATACAAAACAAATAGACCAAATCGCAAACCTAATCAACGACCTTAAAACAAATCCAGACTCAAGACGATTAATGGTTAATGCTTGGAATGTAGGTGAATTAGACCAAATGGTTCTTCCTCCTTGTCATTATGGATTTCAAGTTTATACAAGAGAGTTGAGTTGGGAAGAAAGAGAAGACTATGGTTATAAGATAAATATAGATGGAATATTAACAAAAGAATGGGCTGACAAGTTACGTTTACCGACAAGAGCAATCTCTTTAATGTGGAATCAACGTTCAGTAGATACATTCTTAGGGTTACCATTCAACATTGCATCTTATGGCTTATTGTTAGAGATCATTGCTACTGCAGTTAATATGGTTCCCGATGAATTGATTGGTAATCTAGGTGATGTACACTTGTATTCAAATCATATTGAACAAGCAAAAGAACAGATCGGTAGAAAATATGACCATGAAGAAAGGGAGACCATGCTAAAAGATGCAATGAGCTGGCATTTGTATAACAAAGCGGTTAACGAATTGATGCCATTTGGTGGAGGTATGTCTGAGTATTATGATGCTCACAAAATTCCTTATCGAACAAGAGCACCTTATCCGTTACCTTCTCTAAATATCAATACTGAATTTTGGCCTAGGGAAACTGAAGACGGTCCAATAAATGCAGTCTCAGTATTTAATAATTTCCCTGATATTTATTTTTGTAAATGTTTGTTGGAAGAAGATATTCAGTTAGCTAATTATCAATCTCACCCAACCATTAAAGCACCTTTATCTAATTAAAATATGGAAATTAGAAAAATAACCTATAAGGAAGTTGATCATGAATTCAGCGAACTTAAGCCTGATCTATTAGATGAATATGCAACCTATTATGGGTGCTTTATTAAGGATGACTTGGTTGGAGTAGTTTCATATGTTGAACACGCTGCTGTAATTTATCTTTGCCATGCATATGTTAAAGAAGAACACAGAAGTCAGGGTATCTATAAATTATTGTGGAACTATAGAGACTCTAAAATAAAAGAATCAGATAAATCTATTTATGCACATTGTAATGTTGATAGTTTAAAATATTTTATCAACAACGGATATGCAATTGAAAAGGCCCTATTTAAAGTAGTTAAATTATGAAGAAAGTATTAAGAATTGAACCGTATTGTTATAAAACATGGTCACCAGCCTTTAAGCAAATTGGCTTAATTTCCCCGTATATTACATATAATCCAGAAGGTCACTTTGTTGAACCTGGAGTTAGCTCTTGGCTATTAATAGTAAGCTTTAATATACTAATTTGGGATTTTGGATTCAGGATCTATTATGATCTTGAGTATTAAGCAGTTGCAGTTGAGTCTAATGAACTAGCAAAAGCTTTTGCTTTTTGAAAACCAACCGAAACAACTGCTCCATCTAATGAAGTTCCCCAACCTGCATTTGACCTAATATAGTCAGTAACTGCTGAATCTAAATCTGAATAGTTATTTGGATCTTTACCGTGTCTTTTAAATGAATCAATAAAATATAGGATTGCAAATTCTGCCGCAACCTCAGGTTTTTCAAGAAGTTCAGGATTTTTAACAATGTCAATACTACCTAAAGCCTGATTTGTCTTATTATAAATCTTTTGTAGATTTTCGTAATTTCCTTTGAAAGTTATTCCGTTAAAACCTCGGCCTCTGTATTTTTCTCCATCTCCTGGTGCAGTATTACCGTACATTCCACCATATACTGCTTCCCAAAATTTATGGTCAAATTCAGTTTTACCTAATTGTTTCCAACCTTCAATTTCTTGATCTGAGTATTTTGTAATTCTGGCTCCAAATACTTCTTTCATTCTTGCAAGTGATGTACTAAAATAGGAAGTTTCGCTACCGCCCTTTGAAGACTCTTTTGAAATTACACCTAAAATTGCTTTACGTGCAAATTCATTAGTTATTCCATTTTTATCCATTGACTGTTCTAATGCAATCATATTTTCTTTTGGAAAACCTCCTCCAGCTTTAAAATTAGTGCCTTTACCTGCAATTAATGAAGTTGAATATTTGTCTAAATCAGCTTGAGAAAAATTCTTTTCTTTTAATTTTGCAATAAGTCTCTTAATTAGATCTGAATCAATTGTAGCAACTTTTTGATTACCGCCAGCCATTGGGCTAGCTTTGTCAACTGTTGTTTCTTTATCAAATACGGATAAGTCAATTGGATCGTCAAAATGATCCATTACATATTGTTTAATGGTTGCACCCTCAGTTGCAGCCTTATGGCCTGGATTAACTTCGCCATGGCCAAATATTTGATTCTTAGTATAACCAAGATGTTTAATAATCTTTAATACTGCAATTCCTTGTTCAGGCATTTGTATATCAGCATCATTCTTTGCAATAACTTCAACCCCTTGGGCATTTGAATTTGAAATTCCTGGAGGTGCTCCACGATAACCGTCAGATGCTCCAACATGAGCGCCTCTTGAATTTGAAGGAAGTGTTTTATAAATTGTACCGTCTCTATCAACCACCCACTGTACGCCTAATTTACCTCTAGAATTTAAAACGCCAACAACGCCAGATGCAGTTCCACGACCAGCGGTATGGTGAATTATGAAAAAATTATTTGATGCAAGAGGTTCTCCTTTTCTAGCATATTGTGACTCAGCTGAAATATCAATAATTTCGTCAGCTGCTTCATTAATTATTTTAGTAAATTGGTTAAACGTTTTAAGCATATTAAATATGTTCTATTTTAGGTAGAGTTTCTAAATTAAATTTATCAATAGCAGCAGCCGTTTCTGGGCCAAAATATCCATCTACTCCGTATTTTTCAAGTTTATATCCTAAAAATTCTAATGCAAGTTGAATATTTTCAACCATTTTAGAATATTCAAACTTGCCTGAAAGTTGAGTATTAACTGATTTATTTGAATTTGCAAAGTCTTCAAGGGTTTTATAAAAGTCGGCAACTTTTGCATCAAGTACACCTTGGTTTTCAGTATTTCCTTGAGTTTTAGTATCGCCTTTTTCACTCTTACCGGTTAGCCAGTCCCAAAAACCATCTTCATTGATGGTTGAATTAAATTCGGTAAATGTTTTAATCATGTTAAACTTTAAATATTTATTGTGTACTATATTGTAAAGTTATTTATCTAATGCCTGAATCAATTAAAAGAGTTGTGCTGAATGGATTTCGATACTATCAAGTATCTGATTCAACTGGAATATTGGGAACTTTCCCAAGTGTAACTTCTGTGCTTGGAGATACCTCTGATAAATCTGGGCTTGATGCTTGGAGAAACCGGATAGGTCATCAAAAAGCTGATCAAATAGGTCAAGATGCAGCTAACCGTGGAACGGTAATGCACAGACTATGCGAAATTTATCTTAATTTGCCACAGTCAATGTCTGCTAAGGACAGACTTGAGGACACCCTGGCCTTGGCCAGAATAGATGATGAGATTGATCAATTTGATAATCGGGCAAAAATTGTAGGCGGCATGCTCTTCTATAATTTTATAAAATCAAATTCATTTGACGAAATTAAACGGGTAATTGCTCAAGAGCGATTCCTATGGACCGCAAGAGACGGTGGATTTGCTGGTACTGTAGATAATGTTTCTGAATTAATAACCGGTGACCATGCAATTGTAGATTTTAAAACTGCTCGTAAACCCAAGGAAGAAAAATGGATTGAAGACTATAAAAATCAAGTTGCAGCATATTCAGTTGCGGTTTGGGACCGCATGCAGGTTAAAACAGTTACTTGCAGAATTTGGATTTCAAATGAAGTAAACTTAGCGCCACAACATTTTAGAATGGACTCTAGCGAAATGCGAGAATACTATTTTAAATTCAGAGAAAGATTAGCAGAATTCTATAAGAAGAATCCGCCAATTGTACTTTAGGCAATCTCAGTTCGGTCAGTTATCTTTCTTAAAAGATCCAATCTAACTGGAGTAGGTCTTTCAGCTCCACCAAATGTTCGTAAGTAAATAAACGGCTGATTTGCAGTATTTCTGGTTGTATAATCGCATTTAGATAAAATACCCCAATTGTTTTGGTGATTTGCAATATAATAATGATCTCCAGCTCTGGCCATTAATTTATCCTGTTCTGTAACTGGTTCAAGACTTAGGGCAACTAATCCCATTCCAACAAATGGACCTTCAACTGTTTTACCGGTAACTACATTAATCAAGCTAATATTACGCGGATTACTGATTAATTCCTGTGGACTTTCAACTGACCGTGTTGCTCTACCTATTTTTTCAACTGCTACAAATACTGGAACGCCAGCGGCTCCTCTAAGGGTTGCTTGTTGAGGTTCTGCTAGAACTACAAATTTTGCAAAATTACCAGTTCTGATTTTCTTAAGCAGGTCAAGATTATCCAAAGTTTGGCGATTATTAACAGCCTGTTTTAATTCAGCTCCAGTAAAATCAAGTTTACCAAATAGGGCTTTATCTGCAGTTCTGGCCAAGTTTTGAGAACGATCTCTTTCAATACGTTCTCTTTCTGCTTGAGCTTCAGCATCTCGACGTTGTTGAACTACTTCAGGACGTAATCTATTACTAATAAATGTTTTACCAGCTGGGGTTAGGTTAACTCTATCTAAGTCCGGAATACTTTCAATATTTACTTTAACCCAGGTTGATTTATCATCAGTTGTTCGAGTATCACTTGCATTTCCTGGTGTAATCTCTCCAGCCTCAATTCGGATAGCATCATTAATATTTACAGCAATATAAGTCCCGTTACGTACATCAACCACATACCTAATTGGTAAGCTACCATAACTTGCATCATACAGATAGCTTTTAACTACAATAAAGTCGCCAACTTGCCATTCTGCATCTGGCTCTGCGCCAAATTGTGTAATACGAGAAGCAAGACGTTGTCGAGTTTCAGCCTCTTCACGAGTTCTACGCTCTCTATCTGCAATTGCTTGGCGTTCTGCTCTTTCTCTGTCAAGGCGCTGTACTTCTGATCTAGCTGCATTAATTGAGGTTAATCTCTCATTTGGTACACGGCCGTCTCGGCCTAATGAAGCCAAATAAGCATCATCTAATTTTGTTAAAAATGTATCAGGTAAAATTGAAAGAAGCTCATCATCAATATCAAATCTGTCGGGTTTTGTGTTATTAAAACCAATTTGGCGTTCAATAAATCTTTCAGCTACATCAATTTTTGATTGAGTGCTTATACCTTTATCCATTGCCATCCAACTACCTGGACCAATTATGGCTAAGGCATCATCGACTGATGGTGTTCCATCTGGATTTGCTTTATAGTCTAATAATGATCCCCAAGCTTTGTCCTTTTCAGGAGTTCCACTTGAGTTTGATGAAATATAACCCGCATATTTTAATAGTGTTCTGTACAATTTATAACCTAATCCTGTACCCCTAAGCGCAGGTCTAATTCCATCATTTGGGAAATGGCTTCGTTGAAATGAGCTTGGCTCTTCAGTTCTAAGATAAATTGAAGTACCTGATGGATAAACATCTCTCCATTTACCAAAATCATCTTTCATTCTACCTTCATCAATCTGCTTGAGTTCTTTAAGTAAATCAACAATTGGTTGTGGAAATCTTGGATAGTAGTCTCTTGTATTACTAGGCTTTTCCATTGTAATCTCAAGTCTAGTAACCTGCTTTAGTGCACGAGTTAACTCAGCAGCAACTTCTGCGTAACTTCTACGAACTGGCTGATTTGCAAGCTGCTGTCTACGAGTAACGGTTTCCTGTCTAGCTCTACCAATATGACTGCCCGCTAATCGTTCAGGGCGTTTAACTCCCATTTCATCAACTAGCCCACCCTGATTAATATTTGATTCATTAATTGCTTCTATAAAAGACTTTGCCATAATTATATAAAAAATACTTTTTAGTTATTTATTCTTGAATCCGGTTAGATAACCATAGTAGAATACTTAAAAAGATTTGGATCATGCAAAAACTCACATTTACTAAATACTCTATCCTAGTTTCATTTTGGGATGAAACTTCTGAAAAATGGATCGACCGAAATATTGCTGATACGAGCTTACCTATTACTTGGTATTTACCATATGAAGTTCATATAGAAAAAAATGTTACCTTAAGAGACATTATTAATATGTTAACTCCATATTCTGAGCAATTAAATTTTGTATTTCTTGCATATCTTAATGGCGTGCAAGTTGAAGACCTATTTATAGAATTGTTAAGTCGACCGGCTGAGCCGCATAATCTTAAAATAGATGCAATTTGTCTATTGTGGATGGGTAAAGTAAAACCTTTACCTGATATAGATGATCCAAAAATATACACATTTTCAGCCCTACTAGCTCTAGAAATTATTGATGAAGAAGATGATGGATCAGAGGACGAACTCCATAGCATTTATGATATAACAGTTGATCAATTATTAGATACGTCAATTGTGATCGATGATTTCCTAGAATATTATGATGATGATAAACATGATGATGCACTATTTAGTGGAATAACTGATTGGCAATTTTTTGATTTTATCCGAACAATATTAAGCGAATTGGTTCTTTATAGTTTTACAACTGATATAATTAAAAAATCTGAATTAGATACTGCCCCAATTGGAGCAGCTGAATTATTTGAACATCTTGATAAATTAGATAAATTTTTTAAAGATGAACCAACTGATTTAGGTTAGTGGTAATATAATATGCAATCGAAAGTATCTAAGCTTTTGTGGTATATTATATTAAGTATGAGATCAAAGAAAATAAAAACTTTTTATACGCCAAAACAGGTTTTAGAAAATGACAAGACTTCTAATTATAGTAAGTCTCCATTAAAACCTAAACTTCTGTTGGCATATTTAAAACAGAAAAAACTTCTCGGCAATTTTTCAATAACTGATGACTTTAAACCATTTACTAAAACTGATTTTAGAATGGCTCATCATAAAAGTTACGTGGACGATTTTTTTAATGGGACCGGTCTGTGCTGTTCAAATTCATTAGCGTGGTCAAAACAGTTTGCTGACTCAATTAGATATACAAATTCATCACTATATGCAGCAATTCGAAATTCAATAGTTAATCCAAAACAGGTTAGTTTCAGTCCAACTAGCGGATTTCACCATGCTAGACCAAGTGGAGGTAGCGGTTTCTGTACATTTAGTGGTCAAGTAATTGCATCACTTAAAATCTATAATGAATTTGGATTAAGTGGGGCCTATTTAGATTTAGATGGCCATTTTGGAAATTCAATTGAAGACAGTCGTGCATTTTGTAAAAACTTAAATAAAGCAGTTCCATTAGATTTTAATATTAATCCAGAAGGATATGACTCTGACTATTTAGCCGATCTTGCAAAATGGTTAGAGCGATTAAAATATGCTATTCTAAATAATAAAATTCATTATGTGGTTTGGTGTCACGGAGCAGATTCTCACGCAGATGATAATTTAGGCAGACAATGTGATACTGATCATTGGTCTGCATGCTCAACTCTTTTTTGGAAATGGGTAAAAGGCATGGATAAAATATTAGGTCGGCCATTGCCAGTTTCATGTGCACTGTTTGGCGGATATCGAGATGATGACTATAATTCAGTACTAAGTTTACACACCAACGATTTTGTTAAGTGCTTTAAAGAATTACTTGAGGTCGACGTTAAATATACTATAGAGGTACTGCCTCGTCAAAAAATTGGATATGGTGATGGTACGAGACTACGTAGAAAACGAAGAAGCCTGGATCAAAAAGTATAAAGATATTGACAGTAAAGGAGTTACCTCAACCTATTGGAAGGAGGTTCTTGAAGTAATTGGATATTTAGAATATAAAGAAAATTATGAAAGTTGCCAAGAGCTTTGGGACTATTATAAGGAAATAACAAATGGTAAACAGGACGATACTGACTAAACAAAAATAGCCCTAATATTAGGGCTATTTTTATTAGATTCGTTTTTAATTATGAATTAAGTTGTTCTGGCAAAGTTGATTCAGCTGGTGCCTCTACTAAATCTGTTGCTGCTGGTTTTTTACCATTCATAACATTTTTAACACCAAGTAGAGTTGCTCCAATTAAGGTAAAGGTTATTGCTTGAGTAATAACATCAATTGATTTACTAATCCATAACTTGTCAATACATCCTAATAAGAAGCATAAGCCCCCAATAAAGATAATATAGAGACCAGCAACTGAAGTACCTGAAGTTTTACCATTATCGTTTGAGGTCATTTCACCAAATGAAAAACGTTTAACATCTCCGATTTTAGAAATTTTCATTGTATTTTATATTTTTTTTAGTTGACGTAGTTATTAAGAACTGTTTCAAGATCGTCAGTCTTTTCAAGAGTAGATGAAGGCTCGCCATAATATAATTCATAACGATCTTCTAAAAGATCAGCTGCATCCACTGCATTTTTTAGTTTAAGTAGTCTAATACCAAACCAGTCAGCTTCCATTTCTTGGCGTTCATCATATTGATTTGCTCGATCGTATTTAGACGCTGAGTGATCTAATTCAAAATGTGCAATTTCATGAGCCTCAATTGCAAGTATGTGATCACTTGTTAAGTTTTGACTCTCAATTATTACTCCGTCAATATAGATTGTTTTTGAAGAAAGATCTGCAAATGCAATTCCTAAATAGTTAAAGATCTTTGCAAAATCTTTATATAGAGAATCCTCTGGCCACAAGGCAATAACTGTCCAGTCTGGATCAAGTTTACTTTTCCAAGCAGTAGGTTCTGCCGATTCTGATAAATTATAACGCTTCATCTTTGAAGCACGTTGACCAGTTAAGTCTCTCCATAACTCGCGTACATCAGGTTGAGCTAAAGTATCCGCCTGTACCATTGAATAAAATTGATTATCTGAGTTCTGCATCATTGCGAACCATTCTTCTAGCGTTGGTTTCTTAGGTAGTGCGGCTATTCTAGTCTTTAACCGACGGAACATTGGAAACAGTTCAGTTTCATATTTGTCACCGGTATGAGGGTTTCTGCCGAATTTACGATTAATACCAAGATCGCCTAATTGCTTAAGAGGTCTTGGATGCTCAATATTTTCAGATACCCATGTATTAAAGTTTACGATAGTTGCCATTCTGTTTTATTTATCCCTAGCGTAGATAAATAATAAGAAAATCAATAGTAATGATTCATAAATATCAACAATGGATTGAAGAATCTGAAAAAGTTGAAGCAAACGAACAGGTGCCAACGGATACTCCAGAAGTACCGGCAACAATGGATGCAGCAGCTTTACCAGCTACCACCGAAACTCCAGCAGCAACTACTCCAGAACTTCCATCTGAACCAGAAATCGTATCAGCCGAGTCTGAAATTGAAGAATACCAAACTTTAGACAAAGCTCGTAGAGACGCGATTAAAGCATTTAAAGAAAAACAAGGCGAATTTTTGGAAATTCCAGCAGACATTCGTAAAAACCCAGTTGAAGAAGCTGATAAAACAAAAGTTGAAGAATTAAAGACCTCTTTAATTGAGCTTAATAAAACCATGAAAGCTGCAATTACTGCCTGGAATAAATTTAATTCAATGGCTCTTGGTATCGAAGATGAAGAAGACCAAGTTGAACCATAAAATAACTAACTTACAATGTCAATTATAAAAAATTTTAAAGATTTTCTTAACGAAAGCTGGCATCCATATGATGCATACGAAACTGGCGAATCAAATTGTTGTGGTGCACCAATCATGCAAGGCGGAATTTGCTCAGACTGTAAAGAGCATTGTGAAGCTGAAGAAGAGGACTTTGAACCAGGTAATGATTTACCTAATGTTGAAGGATTTTAATGCAGTACCTATTAGAATATAGCGATTGGACAAACGCACGAGAACACGAACTCAATGAAGATTGGGGATGGGATGATTTAGCTCATCTTGGAGTTGATGTGATTAGCGCAGTTGCTGATTCATGGGTTCCAGGTTCAGGCAGTATAATTGACGTAATTCATGCAATTTCCTATACGCTGCAAGCAAAAGTTGCAAATACTGAAGCTGAAAAGGTTTCTTTAAATATGCAAGGCTTAATAACACTAGCATCCGTTGCTGCAATTAGCGGAGCTCAAGCTTTGGCGGTTGCACTAAAGGCTCAAATTAAAATAGTAATGACAGCTTTTACTGAAGGCCTTTCTAACCCAACTGCTTTTAAATTAGCAAAGTCTGTTGCCCCAGACGTGTCAGCTAAAATTAAAGTTTTGCTTGGAATGGTTGAAGCTATTGGAAAATGGGTTGGTCAAAAAATTAAATCATTTAAAAATTCAGAATTAGGCGAATGGGTTATTGGTAAATTTGGATCAATTGATATTGCAATTACTAAATTAGGAGAAATAATAACCAAAAGTATTCCAGCCTCAATTAATAAATTTTTACAATTTCTAGCAAAGCTTAATCCATTAAAACTGGGAGCACACGGAGCAGCTGGTGAAACTGGTGAACTTTTACTTAAAACCGCTGCTAAACACTATGTAGCATCAAAGGCAACAAATACTACAATTGCAGCAATTACAAATACAACAAGTCAAACTAACAAAGAGATTGCGGCTTTAACTAAGAAACCTCAAACCAAACCTGGAGCATAATGGATCAATTAAAATCATTATATACGTTATTATAAACACCAAAAGCCGGATTCCCGGCTTTTTTAATGTGATCTGAGATGATTTAGTATTTGGGTTAGGTTACTATTGACTGACCCGTTAAATAGTGGCCAGTGTCATCTAGTAAGTGAAATATTTTATTTGGTTGTAAACTTATAGCCTGTTAATTTCTCAACCTGGGCTTTTGTAACTTTCCAATGCTCTAGTCCAACTGGTTTATCTGGCGTATTATTAAAAATATAATATTCCCAAACTTTTGTCTTTTTAACAAATAAAACTTTCCAACATTTAAGTGGTACCGAGGTTGAACCAATCTTTTTAGCTGCTCCAGTCGAGCCACACCAAACCATTACTGAATCAAATTCAGTAGCTAGCTCGCGAGTTCGGCCCTCAAGATTTTTCCAGTCTCCGGCGTTTAAGGAATGATATTGTGGTGCCATATTTGAAAAATAGAAACACTCCTTTTGCAATTCAGCACTACACTGATTATCTGCGGCTGGACACATATGACCTCGATCAGTACCTGAACCTACATAATCATCCATTAAGTCAGTTTCTGCTGGTAATAGTGGGTCTGGTGCAAATTGATCTTTGCGTGCAACCTTAGTGGCTGGACACTCAAGTCTGGCTTTAGTATCCCACCATTCAACCTTTAATGGATAGTGCAAGGTTTTACTGTAATAGGAAGTATAACCTGTGTGTTCTAATTTTATTGGACTGGGCTCTTTAACTGAGCTGGTGAACAGTAGTAGAGCAAGTACTGCTACTGATAAAAATTTAAAAGTTTTCATATTTTTTATTTATTAAGGAAATTTTATTAATATCAGGAGTATATTAATCTTAATCAAATACTCTAATTATGAAAACTTTAATCTCAATATTATTTTTAAGTTTTGGAATCAATGCATTCTCACAAACTCCTCAGGAATTAGAATTAATTAGATTAACAAATATTGAAAGAGCTAAAGAAAATCTTAGTCCGGTAGTTTATTCAGCCCTGTTAGATTCGGCTGCTCAATTTCATAATAGATACCAGGTTGCAAAAGATAAAATTGATCATATTGAATATGAAATCCAACCTGGAGAAACTACAGAATACGTTGGGCCAATGCAACGTATTGAAAAATATAATTCAAAATGGCTTAATATTTTTACTGGAGCAGTTGGTGAAATTTGTGCTGGTCGTTTTGCAACAGATTCACCAACTAAAATTACCGAAGACTCTGCGGTTCAGTTAATTTTTAGTCAATGGATGAATTCAGAAGGGCATAGAGCCATATTAATGACCCGTGACATTACTCATATTGCCTTTGCCTTAACTGTAAAACAGAGCCCAATCCGTAAAAGTATCTTTGGCGAACTTAGTACTTGGTCCTTTTATGGAACCGGTTTAGTAGCTAAAACTTTTTAAAATTTAGGACAACCAACTGAGCTAGTTTTGCCTGGTGCTTTTGTACCAGTACTAGAGCCTAATCCTGGTATTCCCGGTAATTTAATAGTGGTAGATTCATCAGCCCATCCAATGCGTACGTCCCAATTAGAAGAAGAGGTTGCAATTGGCTCAGTTATTTGAGGTTGTATTGAGGTTTTAGTAAAGTCTATTGCAAAATGACCAAATGCAAATCTGTATTTACCAAATTTATCTTCATAGTCCGCCTGTAATTTTGGATCATTTGCTCTATTCGCATATTGTTCTTTATTCCATTTAACGGCTGGATCACCATTATTTGGTAAAGTTTGACTATTTGCATCAGCTGGTTTAATTATTGCAGCATCAACTCCGGCTGTTGTAAATGCAGAGTTAAGCGCAGTTTTTAAAGAGGTTAATCGGTCAAGGGCAAGATCGATATTCTTTTGGGTTGTATAATCTTTTAAACTAGGTTTCTTAGTTGCTTTATCATACGAACTTGGTACAATACTGGTAGAAGATGTTCCCCAAACTCTAACTGCTGTAATTTTACCACCATCCTGTGTAATTACGTCTACTGCATTTTTAACTGCAGTATTTAATGCAGTTTGCATTTCTGGTTTAATATCGATTGAATCGTCTGGAAAATAATTAACTGACTTCTTAAGTCCGTCAGAATTCCAGTCTCCATTTGCTTCTGGAAAAGTTCCGTTTAGTGTTGTTGATACTGGGGCAGCTGGAGTAGCTGATGGCTGTACTGTAATTGCTGATCCCTTTGGTACAATTGATAAATTAGTTGCAAGCTTAATTGCTTGATCAGCAGTAAGTTCAGGTGTTCCAGGCTTAGCGGATTTAGCAGCTTTTACAATGTGCTCTTTAACTTTTGCATCAAGCGCATCCATAATTATTTTCTTATTTTCAGGCGTCATTGTCTGGTTTGCACTAAAATATTGAGAAATTGTTGCTTGTGAACCAAGGGCAGAGGTTAGTGTCTGAATATTTGCTTTTACTCTATCAAGAGTTAATTCTGAAATGTCTGTGCCCCAGCGATGATTTGAAAAGCCAGTAACTTTACCAGTGGTTGATAAGGCATTAGCATATCCTTTAAAATAGTCAGCAAATGAAACTTGTTTACCGTCCATTGTGTAAGAGCCGGCTAACGAAGCGGTTGGAATAAGCATAGTTGCGGCACTTTGATTAAGGTTGAAGCCTTTACCCTTAATTAATTTAATAAAATTTGAAATTTCAGTAGCAATACTGGCAGCATTTTTCCAACTGGTAATTAGATTAGATAATGCAGTTTTTGCAGTAGTTCCTATGTTTGCAAATTTTTGGTCAGCTGGATTAATTGCTGAAATTGTAGCAGCTGCTGCCGGAATTGCATTAACTAATGATTCAATATTTGAAATATAGTTATATTTTGATGCACCAGTTGTTGTTGTTTTACCACCAGCAATAAAGCCGCCTATCCAAAAATACATACTTTTAGCAGAATTTGCTTTATCTTGGGCTGCAGCACCTCCAGTTTTTACTAAACTTTTCCATAGACTAAGATCAGCACCGCCGCGTTTCCACCATTCCGTTACTGACTTGTAATTAGGTAAGGCTTTTGTTGCTTCGTCATCGTTTGCAATTAATAGTTCGTAAAGTCCATTAAGGTCTTGATTCTTGGCCATTTGCTGAATAGTTGCTTGGTCAACCGCTTCATTTAGCGATAGTGATTCAAGTAGCCAATTAGTATAGCTTTTAATTATTTGATTCTTCATTATATTATAGAGTAATTATTTTCTAGATATTATTTATCTTTTGTACTATTTGATACTTACTGGTTTTAGTCGGCAAGATCATTAACTATAATATATTCAAGCCAGCCCATATCGTATACAGTTTCACCATTATATAGATCATCCATAAATCTAGACCATTCATCTTCAGTACGACGGTCAATGAATTTATCAATAATTTGGCCAGTTCTCTCTTTTAGTTTGCGAATTGCGGCATTAATCTCAGGATCGCTACCCCATTCATCTAATACCTTTTGGTATCTTTTGTCAAACGACTCAGGCTCGACAATTCCCAATTCCCTAAGTCTTGCTAGGTTAGCCTCATTGTCTGATTCCTGGATCAAGTATTGCTTAAATAGTTTGATTTGTTTCATTTTTAAAGAGATATTTTGATTATTTATCTAGGGTCGACCAATTTTAAAATGGATTAGGTACTTTAACTAAGTAATAATTTTAAATCAAAAAGATGAAAAAGTCAACATCAAAAACAAAGTCTACTACCAAGGTAGCAGCAAAGGCAGTATCAACTCCAGTAGTTGCAACTGTTTCTCGTAGTACTAATAGCCGTAAAGGTGCTAGCTACAAAAAATTATCAATTCCACAAAAATTGGAAATCATCACAGGCCGTAAGCGTCGTGGAGATAACCAGGTAATTGCTGCTGAATTGAATGTGACCCCTACTTACGTAAGTGGAGTAGTAAACGGTCGTCACCAAAATACTAAAATTGTGAATCGTATGTACGATAAAGTACGCGGTCGCAAGGTAGTTGCATAAGTTTAGCAACTTACAACAGTCTAAAGGGAATCAGTTAATGGTTCCCTTTTTTGTGATTTGAACAGTTAGATCACCAGTGCCTTGCAGCAGTCGGTGCCATTCACCTTTTGGAATAATGACCGGTTTGGTTAGGACAACTGGCAAACAGTTCTCAAATTGAATGAGCCAGTCAGTTTGGCCTAGTGATTCAACTACCCGATCTTCATCATCACGGTGCCAAGTAAGTTCTTCCCGATCAAGGTCGGCACTGAATTTTCGGACTGAGATTTCACCAGTAATTTGGGTTTCTTGAAATGGAAGTTGCATCATTTATTACTTTTTACCAAGTTGGCGTTTTACTTCAGCTCTAACGCTTTCCATCTTTTTTGCATAAGCTGGATTCTTTTTACGGTTAAACACAACTTGTTGATTAATGCTACCAGAAACCTGGGTAAGTTTTGCCACCCCAAAGATGGGCATAGCGATTAATACGACAAGCCCAGTAACCTGCGCTCATGCGGTCCGTTTTAAGATGGCACTGGTGGCGAGCTGCAAAGCTTTTACGCGCAGCCGGATTACTAACCTTTGCAGTAAGTCCGCCGTGAACATCGCCAAATGCAATTTTCTTGACTTTACCCGTGGCCGGGTTCTTTACGTAGACGTGATATTTCTTGGCTCCACCGCGTTGAGGTTTACCGATTTCTACGGTTTTACCGTGGTATTCGGCTTCAAAAATTGGAAAGTCGAGTAGGATAGTTGTGCCTTCAAATTGGGCAGTTAGGCCCAGGTCGGTATCCCTAAACAGGTCCTGATCTATACTAGACAGGCTAATTTCTCCAGCTTGCCAAACCCTTCGAGCCTCAACGATTAAGCGCTGATGGGCAAGACTGCCGGGTCTAAATACTGATTCGCAAACCGAGAGGCCGGCCACTAGGTGGTATTGCAGTGCCTCGTGTAGAGGAACCTTGTGCTCTGCTTTTTCTTGGTAGGCTTCAGTTATCCAAGCCTGGAATGGTTTCAACATTTTCTCTTTTTCTTTTTTCCGGCCCGCCCAAGGGGGTAACCTTGGCGGTGCAGGCACGCCCAATTTTATCTGCGGTTACCCAACCCATACTGCATTATTAACTGTACCCCATTTTCATTAAAGCCTAATTCGCGTAACCGTTTTGCAAACGGTGCAAATATTGTACCTAACTCTTCTGGTCGCTGGCGATGAATTTCAGAGGCGACTGCTTTTGCTCGGCGTATCAATTTTTCCGGGTCAGTAATTAATTTACTCATACTCACGGCTCGGCCCAATGGGTTTGACCCCGCAACCAGGTCCCTGGCACGGTCTAGATCCTTGATATGCGGGCGTTGACCATCAATTCGGCGGTCGGGTTGAACCTCTGCAATACCCAATTGGATAAGCCGGGCATAGTTAAGTTCAGTATTTTCAAATAGCTTAAATGAGGTTATGTAGTTTTTCATAGTTATAGTTTATTTAATGGGGGTAGAAATTCGCCAGTTGCCACAAATCTCCAGATATTGTCGGTTGCTATCCATAAGACATCCGCATCGTGTTGGTAGGCTTCATCTAGTAACCATTCATCAACGATTTCAGTATCACCTTCACGACCATAAGCCTCCATGAAGCCTGGAATACTTTGTGGAAAATCTACCCAAGAGTCTTCTTCAGCTTTGGATTGAGCCAGATCCGCCGGCCAATTTTCATAACGCTGCCAAATAACAAAAGGTTCTGGATTACCGTATAGTGGATTTTTAAGCCCAATATTTTCCCAACGTAAGCTTGCTTTAATAACCCTGAGCCCTTTCTCTGCGATACCCAATTGGTTAAGCCTAGCTAGATTTACCAGGTGCTGAGCCTCTGGTGAAAGACTTAAAGCCTCGGTTAGTGCAAACTTATGAAATTGATCAATATACTGTTTCATGGTATTATTTATAGGAGCCCGCTCCACGATTTATTTAATCTATTAGCCTGTATAAGCAGACCCCAACCCGGGGGAGAATTTGCTCCAGGTAGCGGGTGACCTCCCAAATGAGCCCAGCAAACCGGCCCGGGCCCGGGGAGAATTTCAGAATAGCTCTTGGGCACATTGGTATTGTCGGTGAATCCTGGTCCGTGGAGAAACCGGAAAAAAGTAAAGTGCTGCGGCCGGCCTCCAGGAGTACTT